GTGGTATCGGCAGGTCGGCGTCTTCGAGAAGACGTTCTTCGAGCGGTCTATTGGGAGACAGCAGGCCGGCTGCACTTAGGTTCTGGATGAATTGGCCATACTTGGCTAGGTCTGGGCTGAAGACCTTGCCGTGGTGGATCTCTGGCCAAATATTCCTAGGAACAGCGTTCATCTTCATCACCCGATGGATGGCGTACCGATTGAATGTCGATGCGATGTTGTCGAGGACGGTCTCTAGGGCGACCCCGAAAAGATTGCTCTTCGACTCATGAAGATTGAGCGCCCCTATTCTCTCTTGTCCGATCATCTGGAACTCGGTCAAGAAGCTCCCGGCGATCCTTAGCTCATAGCGACGGATGATCGCATCAGTATTCATTTGTCGTTGGCCGCCCGATGCCAGGAGCCTTAGCTTAAAGCCTGTTGGTTTCCCCTCGCGATCAAGCTCTGACGGGAAGACCGCCCCCATGCGTTCATCGACCTGGAGCTCCTGTACCATCTTCTCAAGATCTCGTTTCAGAGCCAGGTCATCGATTGTCGGCTTGGTTGCTAAGATCTCCCTCGGAACCTCCATGACAACCATGCCTGTAAGATCTTTCCCGATTCCGATTGCCTCATTCTCTTGGGTGCGTTTCAGGTAGTGATATTCGCGTGCAGCAGAACGCAGGCAACTGCGCCCCTCGGGATTATTCTTCGAGGTCTTTGCTCTGAATAGTAGAACCTTATCGAGCGGGATGTAGATCAAACCGCTTCTTGAGCCAGTTGAATAGTTGTCGAGCTGCCAGAATCCTCTGGTGTTTCCTTCGTCGTCCCAGTCCCATTCGTAGACTGTCTCTTGTGCTCTGATCTCAATCTTGCGCCACGCCCATAGACCATCATCGTATCGGCTTGATGTTGACGGGTCATCGCTAGAGCCTCGACGTACCTTATAAACCTGTTCGAAAGGAGCAAAACCGTACGGTATGAACGACAGGACTTCGGCGATAAATTCCTCCCAGGTATGCTCCATGTCGTCCAGCATCTCTTCAAGGCGGTCCCGCCAGAACATTGCCGTCTTGTCTTGCTCGTAACCTTTTGGGGTTTTTATGTGCCACGGAACTTGGCGTGTCAGCGACTCGATGATCGTCATCGACATCCCGACCACCGAACAATTGTCGATCATCTCGCCGTAGAAGCGACTGCCCTTCCAGCCTCGAAGCTGTGGAAGGTACTCTTCGAGAACATGGCCGCCTGATCGTCGGAGTCCGGTTGAGCCGAGGGAGATCTTCGCCAATTGTGGCGTGACAATTCTTTGAGCTTCGCCAGCTTGTCGTCCACTCATTTCAGTTTGCTCCGCTTCGGTTGATCAACTCTGTGCGAGCCATCTTATTGATCTCGGCCCCGTCCGGGTCTCTGGTGCTCATCTCAATAATATGCAACAGCGAACCGACATCGATACTTTCAAGATCAATCAAGCCATCCTCAATCGAAGCTTCTAGATGCCTGAGCTGCTGCTGTTCGAGTTGAATCTTCTGTTCTTCAGTCAGGTCCCATCCTCCAGCCTTTTTGATCAGCTCGAGTATCTTATAGAAGTCTGGCGGCATAAATCTGATAGACACCTCGTGGGGATCTTTCTCGCCAGGCGCAATCAGAAGCTCTGCAGTCTGATACAGAAGATTTCGTCTCAGCAAATCGACGAGCGCGGTCATATCTTCTTCATCGAGCATCTACTTTGCTTCTCCTTTGGTTCTGGCTTCAATCATAGCACGGTAGGCTGTGATCACGCGATTACCGTACGCGCCTTCGTCCTCGCTTCTATCCCTTGGAATCTTCTTCGCCAAGAGAGATGCTTCTCTAGCGTTCTCTTTATTTACGATCCACCCGGCCTCGCTGTATAGGGAACGTTCATAATACTCGCCGCCCTTCACGTACTTGGCCTTAATCTCCTTCATCGCCCTCGCTCGTCTTTCAATCTCATCCTTACTTACTGGGATAAATTTCCCGACCGACCCATGACGCTCCGGCTCAAGACTGCCTGACTCCTTGTACACGAGTTCAACGTGAATCTGGTGGCAACCGAGACATCGCCACTTATTGTCGAAGCCATTGAGTGACACGTCTCGTTGCGGTCCAACATGTGGCGTTCTCGGATTGCCGACGCACCGAGGCATGTCTTCTTTAGGCGTGGCCTTTTTTGGATCAAGTCTACGGCTTGTTGGTTTCCTTAGTTCTGTTTTGTTGTTCATAGGCCTGGCACTCCTGGCTTTCGTCCGATTGAGAGATTCAGTCGGATCGGTTCTTGGTTTCTAATGGTCTCTCTGTATCGAGCAAGCGCCATCGTTGAGGTGTCCACTTGATCATCGTTCTCGCCGTTGGGGAAGATCACCATCTCTTCAACCCAATCCCTCGCCCAGGCATAAACCGTTGGGTCTGGCACAAACACATTCCCGGCCTCGAACTCCGGCAGAATGGCCGACAATCTGACCTCCTTGGAGCTCCTGGGCTTAACGGCTATGATCGGCGGTTTGGCAATCTCTCTCTTGAGAGTTGCGATGGCGGCCGCTCCGTTTGCTGCCTCCTCGACGACCAATGCAGTGGCATCTGGCCACCTGGCGATCATCTTTCGCATCTCGGCAATCTGCTGAATGAAGTCGCCGCGATCTCTCACCTGGTCGATCAAATATCGTCGGGCCGGAAACTCAGTGCTTCTCGCCCACACCTGGCCAACAAAGAAGCTCGTCCCGGTTCCGGTGAACGTAAGATCCCACGACAGAATGATATCGATCAAATCTGTCGGAATAGTTTTCCAGTAGTTGATTTGTACCCTCTTCAGCATCCCGCCTTCCATCGGGGCCGGTCGTTGCTGGTAGAGTCCGGCAAACATCATCGGGCCAATTGATTGTCTGATCTTCTCCAAGCGATCTTCTGGGAAACGATCTGGACACAGAGCTTCCCCCGGTTTCCGGCCAAGGAGATCTCCGTCCTCGGCGATGGCCGGAAGATGAATATGCGTCCAGTCGTCTTCGTTCTCTTCGAGGAGGTATCCAGTAAGGTCTCGCTGAACCCATCGAGTATGAACGACCACAATCGTCCCGCCCGGTTCCAGCCGTGGATAAAGCGTCGAGTTGAACCAGTTGATCAATCTGCTTCTAGAAGCGACGGAACGAGCATCTTCCCAGTTTTTATGGGGATCGTCGATTATGCATAAATCAGCGCCAGTCCCAGTGATTGGCCCACCAGTGCCGGCGGTCCTCATTCCTCCGCCCTCAAGCGTCCTCCAGTCGGTGGCCGATTGCGCATCGTCTCTGAGCTTGGTAAGGCACTTTGGATTCATCAGAAATTCATCACGGGCCATTCTTCCCCACTCGGCAGCCAGTGAATCGCCATAGCATGTCGAGATCACTCGACGCTCGGGATAGAGATCTAAAAACCAAACCGGAAGCCAGTGACTGACGATTTCAGATTTCCCGTGTCTCGGCGGTGCGTTGATAATAATCCTGCCATTGCCGTCCTGAATAGCCTGCTCGATTGTGTCGGAGATCAAACGTACATAATTCCAGTTCTTCCAGCGGAATCTCCAGTGCGACGCCATCATGGCAAACGAACTCAACGACAATCGCCACATATCATCTTCGAGAGAGGCCTTGCGATGCTCAAAGGAAATTCTCGATGACGATGATGTCATGCTATTCCTTTTGATCGCTATCGACCAACATGTTGGTCAATTGTTTGATGGCCGCAGATGCCTTCTTGTCCTCGAACAGTTTGCGCAATGCCATTCGTCTGTCGCCAACACCTAGTGTGTGATGGGCAATTGTATCGGGCTCGCCTCGCAAAAGACGCTCAAGCTTCATTCCAATTTCGAGAAGCTTCGTCGCCAGATCTAGAGGTACTTCTGGGTTCTGTCCGGCAGCAATGGCATCGAGGACAACCTTGATCTTGTACTGACCAATCTTCTGCATCCCCTGGGAGAATCCGAGATGGCGCTTCCTCATGTCGTGCAGTGCCTGAATCTCCAGATCTCTCAGGCGACGATCTTCATCTGCCTCGGCTGCCGCGACTCGCTTCACCCAATTCCAATGCTTGCACCATTTAGTGAGAATGGTCTCGGATCTCTTCTGCAGCGGGGAAAGTTTCCGGAGAGATCTATCGACGCCCATCTTTCGATATTCGATGAATGCTGCGAATGCCTGACCGGTCTCTTTAGTCTGACGCTCCCATGGCTTAGCGTCCGGTGGCGCGGTATAATCAACGCCTCTGGTCATCCCATGCCTACAAGTTTCAAGAATTCGGACCTGGCTGCCGGATCTTCACGTAGACAGCCGAGCATTGTCGAGGTCACCATCTCGGCATCTGGCTGTTTCGCTCCGCGATGACCCATGCAGGCATGTCTGGCCGAGACGATCACACCCACACCCTTTGGCTGCAGATGATCTTGAATGGCCTCGGCAATCTGCCTGGTCATCCTCTCTTGAATCTGTAGGCGCATAGCGAAGCAGGTAACCAGACGTGCAAGCTTTGACAGTCCGACCACTTTGGCCCCTGGAATGTACCCCACATGGGCGACCCCAGGGAATGGCAGCAAGTGATGTTCGCAGAGTGATGTAAATCTAACGCCGCGCACCAGTATCATCTCATCATACTCAACATCGAAGGTCTTCGATAGAATCTTGGCCGGATCCATCCCATAACCGGCGGTCATTTCCCGCAAGGCCATGACCATTCGCATCGGTGTCTCTTCGAGATCTCCGACTGCCTGAATGCCTGTAACCATCTCCATGACAGACGCCATTTTATCGGAGGCGACCAACATCATCGCCCGTTCAGCTTCGTCGTTCATGGACCGCCCTGCCCCTTGCCGTTCTGTCTGATGCTCTTGGCAGCATCTAGCCATTCATCGTATGCCCCAAGTCTGCCTTCGTATCTAGACAGGGCGCTTTCGCATGACCGGAGAGATGAGGTCGATATCGATAATGTTCTGTGGGAATCCTGGGCCCTGATGTTCGAGTAGATTGCAAAACCGATAGACAAGACAGATACGGCGGCGCTCATGATGATCACGATAGCGCCAACGTAAACTACTCTGATTTCCGTGACGTTTGATTCCGGTTTGACCGTCATTCATTATCTCTCCCTGGCATTCGAACCGACTCTTCTGCCACTCTGAGTTCGATTCTCTCGGTATCTGTCGGTCGCCTTATTCTTGCACCCAATTCCATCTCAAGACGAATGATCTCATCTTCGTTCATGTCCTCAAGAACTCTTCCCCATCCTCCTCTTGGATCTTGTAGTCTCCATTTTTCTGTATCGGGCGAGACCCATCTTAATTGCTTTCTTTTGGGATCATGCATCCCTGATCTTACCCGAAACTCATTGCTTGTCAGCAATCCGAATAAGCCCAGATTCGATCTGACCAAGACCCTCCCTGACCTGTATGGATAGATTGTCAATCGCCAACGCCTTGTTCAACTCAACCTCACCGAGGCGATGCAGCGCTCCAGCTATCTCGCTTATGCTTTTCGCAATCACACAAAGAGCTTCGGCAATGTCGGATATCATCGGCTCTGAAATTTTATTCGTCATCGTGCATCCCATAATTTGTGCATCTGAGCCGACAGTCTCCATTCAGGATTCTCTCTGACAAGTCGCAGGCACCATTCCACCGACCTTGAGTCAGGTTCCATTCCAGCGAATGCCGGAGAAATCAACTTGTGCTCGGCTTTGCATTTTGGTCTTGGGATTGCCTGTCCATGACCACGCACATACTTCACCTCGTTGGCCGTCATCTGCCTCACTGCGTGCTCGGCAACCTTCGGGCTAACGGTAACCCAGTCGAGTCTTTCAGGAATTGCAATACTCCCATTGGTCTCAATCGCTAGCCGCCATCCAGCGTTCTTTAACTCCGCCACCAGATCTGGAGTGAGCTGCAATGCTGGTTCGCCTCCGGTCAAGATTGCCCATTTTTCCAATGCAGACTTGGGGCCACCGCCGGCAATATATTCCTCGTCCATCCAGGCCAGGAGATCGTCGATCTCCAACCTTCTCCCGGACGCAAACTCAGTATCGCAATCGAAGCCGCCAGGCGAGTCCTCGGCCTCTTCGAGTCGGCAGTTCATATTGCATTGAGAGAACCGAACGAACACATTGGCCGTCCCCGCACGCATCCCCTCGCCCTGAACGGAGTAGAACACTTCGTTAATCAAGAGCTTCATGAACTAGGCTCTCCGATCTTTGCCTGACCGACGCTCACCGATAAGCTGAAGAGTGAATGACTGACCGTCATGAAATTTTTCACAATGACGACTGTATTCATCGTGGCGCTTTGTCGAGGAGATACCCATCTCATCTTCAATCATGCTCTCATCTGCACACGTCTGACCAGACACAAGATGCCCGCATTCACAAAGGGCTGTGACAAAAACAAGCCCCTCTTCTCGGGTGCTGCTGAAGATTAAGATCTTCACCGGGTCCATGTTCACCCTATCGATTGAGGTGAGCGCGAACGACCGCGCCGAAGATTATGTCCTTGGCCTTCTGCTCGATCGGTAACTTCTCGTAAGGGACCATGCAAGGATGTTCCTTCTTCGCCTCATCTTTGACCGGACCGTAAACCCATCCTGATTGTTGTTTCGTAATCAACCATGCATCGTGTTGATCTTTCGGTGTCATCTGTGGCCGATTGATCATCGCCATGACGCCCGAGATAGCGCTGTCTCTCTGCCAGGACGGCGCATCCTTCCATGGCTTCTGGCTGTCGTCGCCTATGGTGAGACAGTACGTTCTGTTGACCTCATGAGCTGCCTCGGCCGCCGCATTGATTGTGTTCGTGGTCATCGTGCTCATTCCATTACACCAGTGTGGTGCAGTATAACCAGTAGGGAGATGATGTGGACAAAATGACCGACAACGACCTGAAGGCGTTGCGAATGGAAGGCTTCAACCACGCAAAGAAAATAGTTCTAGACGTCATAGACGCCATGCAAACTCCATATGATTACTTGGCTGCATTCACATATTCTCAGATGCAGCGCGAGATCGTCAGTCTTTTGGCCGACTACGCCGGCGAAGATGTGGCGAAATGAGCCAAGACAA